GAATATTTTGTGGTTGGTTTGAACCTCTCAAATCAACCACTTATTCCGAATACCCCTTCTTTTCAACGACAACCTTGACAGGCGGCGACGGTCGGACGACGACTTTGACCGCCTTGTAACTCATCTGGTGACCTCCTGATGCAGGATGAATGCGCCTTCAAGAATGCGCGTGACCTCACCAGATGCCGAGACAATCTCAATGTCGTAAACGGAATCACCGTGACGCATGGCCGTAGTGACAGCGTTCGGCCACGTGGCCGTGATCGTGCCGCCCGTGATGACAAGGCGACCGTTTTCAGTCGTCAGTTCATCGTTGATCGTTGCGCTTCCGACGCTCGGCCTGATCTGCATCCGTGCCGTGTAGCCGGAGAGATCAAGCGGAGTGTCATTTGCGTCGTACATCTCGAAAGGAATGACGGCATCCGATCCCTGATCAAGCTCAATGTCATAGACAGAAGCCATACCCGCCTCACTTGAGAACGTCAGGCTTTTCAGGCCACGCCACGTCATACGGGAAGCCCGTCTGTTGCGGAACGTTGCGAAGATCCGTGCGATACGCCTTGACCGCCTTCAAGCCTTCTTCAGTAGCGGGGTAATCCGGCTGAAGGTAGTAGTCACTTTCGGACAGAAGGGCATCACGCTTCGAGCGAACGGCCTGCTTCGCCTCAGTCAGCTTTTCTTCCGCAGCCTTTTCAGGGACCTTCTCGAGAGACCACGAAAGGTCATCGCCGCGCTTTTCGCGATAACCCTCTTCCTGCGCAAACTTCTGGATGAGCGAGCGCATTTCGATGTCGTGCGGCGTCTGGGAATAATGAGAAACCACCACACCGACGAGATCTGCAGCGCACGTCGGCTTCGACTCAGCAATCCACGTCTTGCCGTCGAAACGATAAAACTTCGAGGCATCCATGCCGCCAGTGCTCACGGGAGCAACGAGCGTGCAGGACGGCGGCATGAGTGCATCACCGTCCACAACCTGAACGGAAAGCTCATGTTCGAAGTAACCGGAGGCGTCGTACTTGAACGCCTTCTTGAAGGAAGTAGTAGTCATGCTGACTCCTAAAAAAGTCGCGGCCTTGAAGCCGCGTGAAAAAAGGTATGTCGTGACAGATAGTCACGGGTTGACGCTTCGCGTCTATCCGACTGGCGCGAAAACATGGGTCTTGCGCCTATGCACCCTCGGGCGGGTGACGGATATCAAGCTCGGGAACTTCCCCGAGATGGGACTGAAAGAAGCCCGTCAAATCACCAGACAGAAGAGAAAAGAACGGGGACAAGAGCCGCCGCGAGGCTATGTCTTTGCCGACGCCTTCCGTATCTGGTGCGATCAGAAGCGTGGCCGCATCGTCTCGTATGAGAACGAGCGCAGGATGATCGAGCGTCATCTACTACGCCATATCAAGAACAAACAGATCGATGAGATAACCGCGCCTCTCATCGTTCACATCGTCCAGCCGCTCCTCGAGGCCGACCGAAAGGTGACCCTGAAGCGCGTCATCATGCGATGCCGTGAAATCCTCGACCTTGCGGTAGCCGCAGGCCTCATCAAGCACAATCCCGTCGAAAGACTGAACCGCATCTACTCGCCTGCCGAAGTAACTCCGATGCCTGCGATTGACTGGCAGGAACTTTCCTCTGCCATGAGCGTCATCTCCTACGCTTCGCGCAGGATGCAGGTCATCTTTCTGTGGTCTCTTTGCTCGATGCTCCGTCCAGGTGAAGTTGCCTCGATCAGGTGGGAGTGGATCGAGAACGACGTTCTGACTATCCCAGCTGAGAAGATGAAGAAACGTCGCCAGCACCGTGTGCCGATCATCCCCGCGCTGAGGTATCTGCTCGACGAAGCAAAAGCCGTGTCGAGACACCCGAAGTCCGGCTACATCTTTCCAGGCGCTGGAGGCTCGAGGCCGATGTCATCTCAGACGCTTGCGAAGTACCTGCACTCAACTGAACTGCGAGGAATACTCGTAGCACACGGATGCAGGTCTATCGCTCGCTCATGGATGGCCGACCACGAGGTCTCGTATGAAGTCGCTGAAGCCTGTCTTGCCCATCTGACAGGTTCAGCCGTTTCCCGCGCGTATCAGCGTTCTGACTTTCTGGACGCTAGGAAAAATGTCTACGCGCAGTGGTGCTTTTATGTCTTCGACTGTGCCCGTTGTGCCGGCATAAAGGTCGATTCCGACTAGGCCGCAGGCAAAAGTTCAGGCTCGAGGCATCAATCGAGCCTGTGCCGCGCACAGTGCCGAAAAAGGACCGATTTTTCGGGCTTTTCGAAAAACTCCGACAACCTGACATTACAGGCTTTCAGCATACGTGGGGTTGGATTGTCAATTCGTCGTGTAGCGGCGCTCTTTATCCGGGCGGTAACGTTGGCCATCCTCATCAAGGGGTAGAAAGTAGCGATACCACATATGACACGATCTTCCTTGCCGCTTCCCGTGCCAATGGGATTCACGGCAAATCCGATACGGTGCAGCCGTCCAGTCTCCGACTGATGCCAATCATTAAGGCCTGACATTACAGGTTACCTATATCCACTCTACTCAGCAAGCCGAAATGAAGTCGAGAGCGGAGCGTTAAAGTATGGCAAACAAATCTCTACTGCGGCTGGCGAAGGATCTTTCGGAGAAACGATGTGGAAATCAATTGCGTTTAACGCTAGTTCCTCATCAGCTCTTTTCGGTCGATCCGATACTAACCAGATGGCTAGCTTAAGACTTCTCGCTATCGTGAAGTATTAGTCCCCTGACATTACAGGCTCTGTGCACAACGTTCTTGTCGAAAACTCCAGCGTCTTAGGCGCATTTGAAATCACTGCCAATTGGGCCAACAACCTCGCAGGCGACGTCTCTGGGAGCGTAGAATTCGGCCAGAACGTGTCTTTCCTAGCCAGTAGGTCAAGTAGCACATACGGCAACGGATCGACTGTTCAGCCTGCGTCTCTCAGGCTTTTAGCCATCATCAAGGCCTGACATCAGCGGTTGGCTCGACATGGATACCAACAGCACTTCGGCTTGTCTTGCATTTAACGCAAGCGGTGCATTTGCCGAAAGGCGAATTGATAATCCAAGCGGAAGTTTCGCTCAGTACGATAGTTCTAGAGCCGTCCAGTACCACGGACGCGCAGACTTCGCCGCTTGCAAATCGAACGCCCTGTACAGCAAGGCCCAAACGGTTCAACCGAACGCCTTGCGCCTACTAGCAATCGTCAAATTTTGATGATCGCCAGCAAGCGAAGAGCTGCGGGCTGAACCGTTTCAGACTTGCCGTGAAGTCCGTTGGAGCGAGAGGCGGCAAACCAGAGCGATGAATAGTTGGCCTTTCCAATCTCACCCATTTCATTGGCTCCGGGGGGGTTCTTTGTGCGGTCAAAAACGCCCGCCACAGTCCCATCGTCGAAGCTGGCGATAAGCATGGCACATCCGCTGATGTCAGGCCTTAATGATTGCGAGCAGTCTTAGACCTGATACTTGGAAAGTCGAGCCTTTGTATGTTGCATTCGAACGGCTTGCATGAAATTGCAACACTGATGCCCAGAAGCCACGGCCACCTCCTTGAATCAAGCCGTCGTTTGATTCAAGGTATGAGAATGCACCGTTGCATTGGTTGGATTGCGATCCGTTTCTGATCAATGCGCCAACGGTGTATCCCGTGATGTCAGGTACGGATAATGGCTAGAAGCCTGACTGCCGACGGCTGTACCGTAGCAGACCTGCCGAATGTCGCCGCGCTGCGGCTAGCGGCAAACGTAATGTCCGAATACGTTTCCGCTGTCGTGTCCGAAAGGCTTGCGTTAATCGGGTGAAGTTTGCTGCCTGCATAGCCTAACGCCCCCGCGCTACCTGTCATGACGGGATAGCCCCACAAGAGCTGTTGACCAGTAATGTCAGGTACGGATTATGGCGAGCAGACGGACCGAAGCCATCTGTACGGTCTGAGACTTTCCGTGAACGGCCGAAGAGCGGGATGCGCTAAGAAAGAAGTTACCAAACTGCCAAATGCCGTCGAGTGGCATATGTTGTCGATTCCCCGCTTTTTGCCATTCCAAGCCCCCGGCCGCACTCGCGTTCGTTCCGACATGCACATCTCCGGCAGTACCAGTGATGTCAGGCCTTGATAATCGGCATCAACCGCAGGGAGGCGGGTTGAACCGTGGCCGAATTCCCGTAAGCGTCACTGCTACGTTTCGCCTGAAGGGTGATGCTCGCAAAGCGTCCCTTGCCAGATGTACCGAAAACCGCAGGGTTATCGGTAACGTCGCCTGTTAGTGCGCGGCCATTGAAACTCATGGTTGCACCACCTGCTACGTCGGTCAAATTGCCAGTAATGTCAGGTAAGCCAGCTTCTACCTTCTGAGCCACTTCGCTGGTGGTATTAGTTCCCTCCAAAACGCGATGCTGAAGGTCAGGAAGGTTGAACGTCGTAGAGCCGTTGCCAGCACCATACTTCGTGCCGATCTTCCTGAAAAGTCGCGCATACGTCGTGCGGCTGACCTCAGCACCATTGCACTGAAGCCAACCCGTCGGTACTTCGTGCGCATAGGCCACAGTGCCGACCGGCACAGGCGTCAGCTCAGGCATGATCTTGTCGAGCGCTTCGGAAATTTGAGAGAGATTAGGCAGGGCCATAGTTAAACTCCTGAGAGAGGTTGCGCCTGGTGGCCGAGCGTAGCGACAGCGTTCGTCAGCTTCGCCAGGACCATTTGGATTTCGGTGATTTGGTTCCCGTTCACCAAATGACCGCCTTGCGTGACCCCGTCACCGATGTACAGTTCGTACGTGTCGGTTGCAACGGCAAGTTCACGGTCTTTAAGCGTCACGGTTTTTAGCTCCGAAAGGGCCATGCCTCGAATCAGCAGATGATCCGGGGCGAAGTCAGAGGCCAGCTTGGACGACGGTAAGCTTTTGTCCTTTATCCACTTCAACGATTGAAGGGCCTCGAGGAATTGCTCGGCAGATGCCTTGGGCACCATCGAACATGCCGCGATCACGGTAGACCTCATCTGGTCGATCATGTAGTACCACGGCGCTCGAGGCTTCGTGGCCGGGATGCCCTTGGCCGGATCGCCGGATGTCGGATAACCTTCAGATTGAAGCGTAGAAAGATCGGGCGGCGTATCTACCGCCCCTGAACCCCAAAAACCTTTTTGAGCCATTACGTTCTCCTTCATTGATAAATAAAAACGACGTCGACGTGAGCCGGTGCCAACGCTCTGATCAAGCACTCAAGCAAAGAATTTCCCCACCTGGCCAACGGCTCTTCGACGGACCACTCTGTCGTCAGTTCGTCATACCCAGATGTCGCGTCAATCGTGATGCCAAGCGTGAACACCGGGATCCATCGCGCATCTGTGAGCGGAGCCTCTACGTCGTGCTCTACGTCGTGCTCCGAATAGGTCGTCACCGAGACCTTGTACCCGAGCACGGCCGCAAGCTCTTCGAAATACTTTGCCGTCAAGCCTGAGTTCGACGTGATCTTGGCGATCAGCTCCTGCCTCATCTGTTCAAGGGACGGGTCCGCGATAGCTGCGACGCAGTCGCTGGGAACACCGTGGTCGTCAAACCACCGGCTAAGCTCCTCGATGCTCGTTCTCGGATCGGCCTCTTCGATGACGGCACGAGCGCGGGCATCGACTCTGGCCGCCTCGCTTGACAGCGCAAAGAGAATTGCATCGAGAATCCCGCCTTTCTTTCTGCGCCAAATCGGCCCCCTCGGCAAAAGCGAATTCACCAAGTGCTCATAGTCACTTTCCGTAAACCCCATGCCTCACCTCACACAAAAGTGATCTTGCCGGGCACGAAGATTTCGCCTGTCGAGCACGCAACGTCGTCGCCAGGCACTTGAAGTCGATAACTCGTCAAGTCCGATACGCCTGCTACGGCTCGATTCAGCGACGTGAGCAAAATCGCCCCTGAGGGCGCAGCTTCAGCGACAATTGTTTGAGCAATGGCTCCCTCTACCTGCTGCCGAAGGTTTTCCGTGTCCGGCAAGATGTCAATGGTCATATCGAGCTTCTTCGGGATGGGGGCCACCACATGAAGCACCGTAGTAACTGGCATCTCCTCTTCGATGTACGCTGTGACGGTCTTCACCATCGTTTCATTAGGGATTCCGTCTTGTGTCATGCCGTCCGTCATGAAGCGCACCGTGACATGCCCTTGCCCCATCTCCTTCGGGAAGCACCACGCCCGCGTCACACCCGGCACCTCAAGCGCCCACTTCACGTAGTCCTGCTTCGTGCCCGCCTTCGGTGGAGACTTCTGACGGAACAGCAGGCGTTCTCTCAATGCCTCATCATCCTCAGCATCGGCCCCGCCCGTCAGTTCGCCAGCCGTACACGTCGACTGAACACCCTCCACAGGCGAGATGAGCGTGAGTTCCATGCCGGCATCAGCATTCCCGGATGCACCGGCCGCAGAAGCCTTGATCGGTGCCTCCCCATCGGAGCTGTCAGCCGTCGTCACATAGACCGCGCCGTCGCCTGTCTGAAGCAGCGTCCCCTCCGGCACCACACCCAAGCCTACGAACGTCACCACGCCTGTTGCGTACGACGCCGCTTTTCGATAGATCCCGTACTCGGAGGCCCGTCGTTCCAGATAGGCTCCCTCAGCGGTGGAACTGAATATCTGCCGAAGGATGAAGTTGATGTGCCCGTGAAGCGTGTGCGAAACGCCCGCAATCACGCGGCTGAGTACGGGCACGAGCGTCCACCTCATTGCCTTTTGTCCAAGCCTGCTCTCAGCATCCGATTGGACGCGAGCGATCAGCTCTTGGATTGTCGGTCTTTCAAACGCCATTTAAAACATCCTTGAAGACTGCGTCAAAGGCGCGCTCGCCCCGACGCTTGAAACAAACCACCTGAAGATCCAACTGCCCCGCTTCAGCCCCGCGCTTGGCTGTCACAGTAATTTGCTCGACCCGTCCGTCGTCAATCAGCCATTTAAGAGCCTGGTTGGCATAGGCTTCGGCTCGCTGAAGCGTCAGCGGAAGGATCTTCTCCCGTTGCAGAAGCCAAAGCCTCGAGCCGATTCGGTCGCCTTGAACTGCGGCAAACGTATCTCCCCACCAACCCTGCCGCTTCGGTGCTTTGACTCCATCGTCGGCATCTGACTTTCGCCATGAAAAAAGGCTGATCAGCACGGCCTGCGCCAGCTCATCAGCCTGAAAGTCGGAAAGATCGGCCTCTTCCCCATTGATTCGTAACTCCATGCAAGCCTCACTTCGGTGCTGACGTGTCGGCACCATCTCCCTGCTCAGTGTGTACATGGGACATCAAGCTTATTCCGGCCGCAGTCACATCGCCGGTGGTCGTGAGAGAGCCCGTAACGCTCGCGCCGGTGCCTCCGCTCACGGCAAGTCCGCCCAGGACGGTCAGGCTTTTGTCGATCGTCGTCGCGCCTGTGATGTGAAGCGAAGCCGAATCGATCGTCACAGCCGAGGCCTTGAGCGTCACATTGCCGCTCACGGTCGCAGAAACGTCACCTCCTACGGTTTCAGTAACGTTACCGCCGACAATGATCTCCGCATCCTTGTCAACAGTCGCGTGCAGCCAACCAGGCGTGTAGACCTCGAGGCCGTCGCGCGTGAGATGGACCTTCTGTCCTAAGTCGTCGAAGATCGCCACCTCACCAGTCTTGAGCGACTTCAAGCGGTAGCGTCGATCGGCAATCGTGAAAACGATGCCGTGGGATCGATCGCCATCAAAGAAAAGCGCGAACGCTTCGGCTTCCGGATGCGGCTCTGAAGTGAAGCCATAAGGCTCGACGTGCTCGAGGTCGTCACGCACCTCGTCGGCCAGAAGCCTCACCTGCACGGAGCGCATCTTCTTTGCACCATCGGCAAGCGTCATGACGCCACGTGCGAAGAAATCAGACAGTCTGCTCATAAAAGAAAAGCGACCGTATTGCTACGATCGCTCGATTACGTGTTTTGGTCAAATGGTCAGCGCTTGCGCTCCCATGTGTTGTCATCAGTTTGCGCCCATTCTTCAGTGTCGCTAGAGCCATGCCGCCAGACGGTCACCGATCCATCGAGATTCTTATGGACCTTCTCGACCTGACCGACTCGGTTCGCATCAACAGGCAACTCAACCTCTTCGTGCCCGGGCTCATAGTGCCCTCTCAGGCATGGGGCCCACTCGCCATACTTGTTGAAACCTTCCTCGCAAACAAACTTCGAGTGGCACGGCTGAACAACAAATAACGCCACAGCAACGGCAAGCAACGCTTTTCTCATTTGACAACCCCAACCCATGAATTTTCAGAAGACGTCTTATCGTCCGCTTTTGCACCATCTCTTTTGTAGCCCGCAAGCGCTGTACATGAAAGCTCCGCGGTAGCGCCAGAAGAAGACAGTTGGAGCACAACCTTCGTGATCAATAATAACTCACTGATCCCCAGCAGTGCGTCATCCACCCTCACTTGTGAATTGACTTTCCATAAGCTCCCGTTACTCTGCCGCCATCCTTGGACTGTGTACGTAGCAGCCCTGTACTGTGCTTCACGATACCGCCTTTCGAAGTTGGCTCGCTTACCACACGTCATCTTGGTGCTTTGTCCCACGTCCTTGATAACCAGAAGCCTAGGGCGAGTCACCATTGAAGAGTCTTCGATCCCCTTGTCTTCGGAGGCCGCCCGCCCGAAGTCCGTATCGGTCCCGGCATGCTGCCCCAGCACCACGTATCGGCTGTAGAGCTTCGACGCATCAAAGGAAGCAGTTCCTGTAAGGATGTTCTTGCCGAGTTCAAGCGCGTCGACACATTCGCCTGCATCACCAGGCTCGACGATCACGAGGTCGCCCGCCTCGTCATCCATGACGACAAGATTGTCTTTTGTGATCAACCTGTTGATGGATTTGTGGACGGTTTCACCCGGAACGACAGTATGGTCTGCGAGCTTGTTGCCAATTTCAGCCATTGCATGAACCGCAATGCCGTACGGGGCAGCCAGAGAGGCCATGATCTCGGAAGTCTTGATGTTCTTCCAAGAGGTCGTCTTCACGGCCGCCGGAGGAACCTCCTTCTTCGCCCCGTCCTTGCCAACGACAACTCCTTTCCACGCATTCTCGCCGGAGCTATCGGAAGCGCCGTATTTGGCCACAGGGCAGCAGTCGACGAGATCAACGGTTTTTGACTTCCCTTGGACTTCTACGCTGATCTGCTTGCCGTCATATCGGACGTTCACGTGATCAATGTAGCCGGTGCAGACAAGGTCATCTCCAATGAACAGTTGAACCAAATCCCCGTTGCGAAGGCGATGGAAGTCGGTATTGCCGGGGAAGGTATCGGTCACCGTTAGCTTGAAGCCTCTGGCGAGCTGATCCATGCCGATTTCGATGACGACCGATTTCCAGCCGCCGTAGGTTTTGCCGCCTACGCGGATTTCGACTCTGTCACTCATCGTCCATCACCTTCAGTTGATCCGCAGGGCAGAACCCCTCGTGCTCGAGGCCGTTTCGAATCGCGATCTCCTGATCCCGGGTCGCATCATCGTGGAAGTCATACGCGTGCACGAGCGCAGGCAACACCTCTCCAGGCACAACCACCAAAAGATGGCCGCTTTCTTCTGCTCGTTCCGTGAGCGTCTCGAACACGGCCACGCGGGCCTTCTCCAACGTGAGATAGGACTCATCCGACGTCGTCATCAGAAGCTCTTCATCGAGCACGTCAAGCAGATCCTGCCTCAGTTGTACGATGTCGTCGTACGACTTCGTGACCGTTGCCTCGAGCGAGTCGGATGTCTGCACATCATCTTCGGCCGGCAGCACCTGATCAGACTTCGTTCCGACCACCGCGCTCACGCCGACCATCTGCGCGATCAGCGCCTGACGAATGAGCGTTTCTAGCGCCGCCCGGTTCTTGAGAACGGCACGTTGAGTATCCGAGAGCACGGTGCTTTCGGCGTTCGCTTGTGCAAGCGCTTTTGTTCCTTCCCGAAGTTTGTCATGCTTCGTCAGGTTCTTGAGCTGTTTCGCAATGCCGGACCAGGCACGTGCGGACGATGCGAAGCGCGAGAGTCCGAGAGCCCCCATCAACCGAGTGGCAAAGGCCCCGGGGCCGCCGCTGATAAGGCTCACGCCCTTTGAAATCAAAGTGCTGATCTCATCCACCTTGTCGAAGATGGCCGCGATGTCGGCATTGCTGATGATGCCGAGCTTGTCGAGCAAGTCCCCTGACAAGGCAGCGTCACCCCATTCGCTTACCGCCGATAGGTCAATGCTGTCGCAGAACTCTTGGATCGCAGACTTTTCGACTTCGTCGGCGACCTCGAGCACCTTGTTCGTGTTGTCTTCCCCGATGGCAGGGAACTCCAAATCCCCGGATTCGACGGCATTCAAAACCACCGTGGCCGTTCGAGTCGCATCCGTGAAGGTGATTGTCGAAACCTGCTCGAGACAGCACTTCATCTCGCCCAAGTGCGGATGAACAAGCGTGCCGGGGCCTTCGGTTTCGACGGCCTTGATCAGCTTCTCCACCTGCTCGATGTAGTCGTCTCCGACAACAAAGGCCGTGAAGGTCAGCTTTCGCGTCGCACGGCCGATGTCTTCGACGTAGGGCTTGTCTCGCTGAGGGTACTCATGCGTGACGGTGCGACGTCCGACCTTCAAGTCGATTTTCGTGACGTGAAACGGAACGCCGCGGAAGGATGCCTCGTAGAGCACCTTCTCTTCTTTCTGAGTTTCAGCCATTAGAAGCTATCCTCCTCCGCATATCGATCCGAATAGCCAACGTTGCCAGTCAGCTTCATGCCGTCCGCAGACATGTCGGCAAGTTGCGCCGTCGTGCCGGGCGATGCCGCAACGCGAACGACCATCTCGCCGCTCATGCGAGCGGACCTGTCAGGCTCCATTGACACAGGATTGGCGAATCCCGCAGACCGCTCCATTCGTGCGGCCTTGGGGTTTGGGTCGTCATCCTTGTCGACCCCGAAGCCGAAGAAGCTCTTCACGCCGGACGGGATCATGTCATCCATGTTGGGCATGAGTGACTTGAAGTCAAAGTTGGCAAAGAAGTCCTTGATCATTTGCCCGATGCGCGAAACGCTTGCCTTGACGCTTTCGTACCAGGACACGGCCGCTTTCCCCCACGCCCCCGGCAAGAGATTGAAGGATGCGGTCGCCAGATCGTCGAGGCCTCCGAACAGCGTCTTGAAGTCCCCTCGGAAAAGCCCCGTCGCCGTCGTCAGGATCGCCCCTGCCACCGCTCCGAACTTTTCCTTGCAGACGTCGAAAGCGCCTGGCACAAAATCGACGACGCTGCCAACAACTTCCTTTAAGGCCGGACCAATCCGATCCCAGTTCGCGATGATGATGCCGGCCCCGACCGCGAGCGCGCCCAGCACCCACCCGATCGGCCCCATGGACGTCGTGGCCACAATGCCGAACGCCTTCGCTGCCGACGCAACCGCTCCGAAGGACTGGACCAGTCCGATAACGCTGGATCCCAGAGACACCACAGCCATGATGCTCTTGCCGGCGATGAGCGCCCCCATGCCGTAAAGGACCGTATTGAAGCCGCCGATTGCGTTGAACGCCCTAACCGAATAGTCTGCGATTGTCAGAATCGCGGACGCAATGCCCTCGAAGTCGATTTTTCCGATGGCATCCGCAAACGATCCTGCGACCTTTTCAACCTTTTCCCCAAGCGCTCCCTTATTGGCCGCGGCCAGATCGCGGAAGCGGTCCGACATGCTGATGACAACGGGGGACAAGCGGTAGCCGATCTCATGACCGACCGCCGTGACGCTGGCCTTCATGTCATCCATGTGGTCCGTCATCTTGGCCGCGGCCGCGACAGCGTCCTCATTCATGACCAGACCAAGGTCGTGCGCCTGCTTGGCCATGTCGTCAAGCCCTTGCGCGCCGCCCGAGAGCATGGGAATCAGCTTTCGTCCGCTGTCGCCCATAAGGACCATGGCCATCTTTGTACGAAGGGCGGGATCCTCGTTGCGCTGGATCGCATCCGCTACCTCCTCAAAAATATCGGAAGCGGGTCGAATCTTGCCGGAAGCGTCCTTCACGGAGATCCCCAGGGCCGAGAAGAGTTGCGCAGCATCGCCGGTATCGCCTCCGGCCACCTCTGCGATCTTCTCTGACAGATCCTTCAGCGCATCCTCCAGATCCTCTGGGGCTGCGCCCGCGTGCGTTGCAGCGAAGCTCCACTCCTGAAGCTTCACGGCCGAGATCCCGAGGCGTGCGGACATCTTGTCGAGGCCGTCGCCCGCCTGAGCGAATCCCGTCACAGCTGACTGAAGGCTGAAGCCTACAGCTCCGGCCACGGCCGCAAACGGCGCGCCTACGGCCTGCGCAACGCCCTGCGCCTCGCTCGCAAAGTCCTGGACCGATCGCTGAGCGAGCTTGAGCTTTCGGTTGAGGTCGTTGAATTCAGTCGAATCAATCGCCGTTTTGAAGCCCTCCCACTTCTGAGAGGCTACGGCCAAGACGGGCGACATCGTATCGCGCACCGCCAGAACGGCGGTCAGCCTGAAATCCTTATTCGCCATCTTTGAGTTTCTCCTGAATCCTGTTCCACTGATCGATGTGGAGCCTCAGCTCGGAGAGCGGAAGCTCCATCACCTCACTCGGCTTGAGACGCCACCAATAGGCCGTCTCAAACGCGAGATTCATCAGCTCCCCTGCGGTTCTTTGCGAGAGGATGAAAAAAAAGCGACGACAAGATACAGAAGCATCGTGTAGTCGTTGAGCGCCAGCTTTTCCACGACCGAAGTCGGGATGCCCGCAAGTCTGGAGATGTACTTCGTGCAGACGGCCGGCACGGGCTCGGACGTGAGATCGGCATGGAGCCTGTAGGGCAGTCCGAGCGCTCCCACGTCCTTCGGAGTCGGCTCACGAAGCGTCAGCTCCATGAGTTCTTCCGTGCCGTGCTGGACAGGCTGAGACAACGTAAAGGTCTGTTCCATCAGCCGAGCTCCCCGTTGGTGCCTTCCCACTTGATGGAAAGCGTGCCGTCTACCGGCTTGTAGGCAATGACGTCCGTCACGTACGCGTCGGAAAGCGTGTAGACCATGCCGTTTGCGCACTCCACGGTGATCGTCTGAGCCGTGGAATCCTTGATCTCTGCGATCGGGAAGTCTGTCGGCACGATGAAGTCCCCGCTCACGTACGGTGCAACGACCGTTTCCTTGAAGCCCGCAACGCCGGCAGTCGAAAGAAGCGTTTCGCGCTGCACGAGCGTCAGCGGGAACTCCATGTTGCCCTGAAGCTCGAGCTGCTGGCCATTGACCTTCACAAAGCAGGTCCCTGCTAGTTTCTTACCCATGATTTACTCCTCCGCGTACTGAAGGCGGAACTGATTGAGGACGGCGAAGATGCGGAGCTGGTTCACGTAGTCAGGCGGGAACAGGACGTCCAGGCGGTTCGGATTACTCGCGTTGCGCTCGACAATCAGATATTCCTTGAAGAGATCCGCGTTCTCCACAATGCCCTCGAGCTCAAGACGACGGTAAAGAGCAATCAGCTCTCCACGGATCACGGAGGGCGTGACGATGGCCTGCCCTGCTCCGAAGCGCGTGCCGTCGTTGGCGAGCTTGTGGCGAGCGTACTTGCTCGTGATGATCGACTTCATCTGACGCAGTACGTACGCACTCGTATGAAGCGTCTCGGAGTCCAGATAGGAAGCGTCTGCGTCGCCGAAGGCGTTCTTCTGATACGTCGTGATGGCGCGCTCGATCATGACGGAGCCGGACACCGTGTAGAGGGTTGCGATGCCATTCTCGAGAAGCGTCTGACGCTCGTTCTGAACAAAGCGAGAGCCCTCGGGCGACGCCATTACACCCGTCAACACACCCGTCTGCGTCGGGCGAGCAGGGTCGGCCGAGATGAAGACGGACGTTCGGGCGAGATAGGCCGCAAGAACTTCCGCCGAAGCAGTCGGAAGATTCGGCTCGATGCCGACAACGGTCTCATGCTGGTTGTTGCGGGTCTTGCCAAATTCTACGAGGGTGTTCACGGCTCCGCGCTTTGCCGTGTACACGTGCCCAAAGATCATCTGGTAGGGAGACCAGCGGCCGGACGTGTCGTTCATCTTTTCGGAGAGCTTGTCGAGCGTGTCCGCGTCGCAATACGGGCAGCCGATGAAGTCGTACTGCTCGTCGCCCATGGCCGCAAGCGCTTCAGTCAGATCGGGATCAGTTGCGCCCTTCGACATCGTCTCAACCTCGACGCCCAGACCGGTCACGATCTTTTCGCCGTTGATCGCACCGCGCAGATTCACGGCAAGGACGATGTCATTGCCGCAAGTCCCCTTGTTCTTGGCCGTCAGCGTGACCGAGCTTGCAGATGCCTGAGCCGTCACCGGAAGGTCTTTGTTGAGAGTGACAGCGTCGGCAATGGCCTTGGCCGCATTCTCGGCCGTCATCTTGTTGGAGACGGCCACCTGCACGCGGTCGGACCCGATGTAGAGGGAAATCGTCCCTGCCTCGGCGGCTGTGCCGGAGCAGGTTACCTTGCCGGTCGCAGCCGTGCCGGAGGCATCGGCCACGGGGATCACCACAAGTTGGCCAAAGCTGTCGACGCTTCGATAGGCTTCGACCATGCGGGTGATCATGGAACCGCGACCGAAGAGCTCCTTGGCCATTGCGGCAGTCGAGACATAGACGGGCTTGCCAGCCTCGGCCTTGCCTTCACCCATTTGACCGATGAGCAAGGAAGCCGTCTGACTCGTCGGCGTCGCCGCCGCAGAGTTGTCCATCTCGGCATAAAAAAGCGGCACTCGAATGCCGCTGGGGATTGTGTTAAAGCTCACGCTCATTTGAATTCCACCTTAAAGTGAGCCTCTGGGCGACCGTCAGGTCTACCAGTGGCGGAGGGTTCAATTTGATCGACGTCGACGTCCATGCCTTCAAACTCCGGAAGGCCGTCAAGTTCTACCTGCTGATACGTGTCCGACAAATCGAGATACGTCTCAAAAGAGAACTCAAGCTGATAGGCGAGTCTCGCGTCATCCATATAGAGAAGCGAACCGCCCTCATAGACAATTTCCGAATACTCGTCCTTCGGCTCCTGATGCCACGAGAGCAATGCGCGGAACAACTCAGGCTTGAGGGAATCAAGCGTCGCAGTCGCGCCTTGACCGCGAACGTCAGCCGCATTGCTCACCAACACGATCACGCCAAAAGTATTTGTGATCGTTTGGTAGTAGCAGTTCTGGCTTTCGTTCTCTGAGGCATCTTCACGAAGCGGCACGACGTAGGCAGCAGGCATAGCCGGTGCGTGCTCTATCGTCAGACCCGCCCACTCTGCCGCGCCCGCGAACCGACGCTCGAAAGTCGGGCATCGTTTGCGAAGTGCATTGATGATTGGAGTCAGATTCATTTGATTGCTTCTCCAAGAGCGTCAAACATCTCAGACTGAAATGTCTTTTCGTACTTTTTCGCCGCCTCAACAACGAAGTTTTTGCGAGGCGCGGCAACCTTCTTGCCAGGCCGAGCTTTGTGCGACCTTGCTTCCTGAGTAGTTTCAGAGTGCGGAGCACGATGCCCATAAATGACGAACGCAGGATAGTAAATAGGCAAAGCCTTTTTCTTTTTTCCCATACCTGGAAAGACCGCGACTGAGTACCCCGACTTTGAAACCTTCGAAGTAACAGCCGCTTTCATTCGTCCAGTCTTCATCCCGGGAAATTCGCCAGGTTTTGAGACAGCTTTTCTCGAAATCATCTTTCGAGTAAGTTTGATTAATCCGCTTGCAGAAGCTCTCAAGGACTTTCTGACAGAAGACTTGTCGTAATCTACGCGCTTAAAGCCAGGATCCACCGATACGCCGACCAGCATGATCAGATACCCCCTTTTCTTCGCAATCGATCACGGTGAAGCGGTCGACTCCGCCAAGATCAGCCACGCGCCTGATGAGGTATGAAACCCCATCAATCGTCAGTGTGCTGGCGGTCATCAGATCCTGCGGCCGTGTCTTGCCTGCAATTCGTCGCACCGTCACGCGATGCGTCACAGTGCTTTCGACCTGCTTCGTACCGAAGTAGATGCCCGCTCCGACAACCTCGAGTTGTCCCCAAACCGTTACCTTCTTTTCCACCTGAGCAGTGAAGCCGGCGGAAGCGTCGGGAACGTGAGAGACGACAGAGATCGTGACGCGCCTATTCATCTTTCCAATCTCTGGCCGCTTCATTTCCAAGTCCTAAAAGGATCAAGCAATGCATGAAGTTTCGGCAAAGGCGTTACGGCACCTTCAACCGTGGCTTCACGATGCTCGTAGTAATGAGCGACCTGAATCAGAATCCATTGCCTGATCGCGGCGGGAACGTCGGAAGGTTCAGCGCCATAACCGACCGTCCCTTCTCGCGAGATCAAGCCGCGCTGTAGCTCATGCTCAGCCATCTGGGTAGCGGAGAGGCACAAAGCCTCAATCAGCGCATCGTCAGCGGAGTGATCAACGCGGAGATGAAGCTTTGCGTCCTCGAGCGTCACAGCTGACTTCGCCGTAGACGTGTCAATCATGACGCCTCCTTACTTAGGCCGTCGGGAGCGTGAGAGAGCCGCCGACGAGAGCCTTCGTGCGTTCGACACCGAAACCGAGACGACGTTCGGCGCGGATCGTGACAAGGTTCTTCTGGACGTTGTCGCTGTCCTGTTCGAACAGTTCGACCGTCATGCCCTGACGATTCCAAAGCGTAGCGGCCTGCGTGAAGTCGCCGACGAGGAACTTGCCAGCGGTAATGGCGGGCGTCGTCCAGACCGGAAGGCCCCAAAGGTACTTCGGAGCAACGGAAGCCGGATGACCAAGGTAGTAGTCACCAGAGGCATTCTTTTCCATCTGCATGTTCGTCCAGTCAGCCGGATTGAGCAGGATGACGTTCGGACGGAAAAAAGCCTGTTCGACCTTGGACTTGGCCATAAGGATGAGGTCAAAGGACGTCGGGTTCTTCGGAAGCTGAGCAAGCTTCGTGATGCCGTGATCGGTGAAGTTGCCGGCGGTAAGGATGCCGGAGAGATTCTGGCCCGTGCCGTTGCCGGTGACGAGCTGATCTTCGACGACAAGATCGATGCCGTACACAAGACGCTGATTGATGTAGGCGACAAGAGCCGGAGCATCGGCCATCAGCTGCTTGGACACGCGAGCAAGGTGAGCGATCGTCTTGATCGTGCCCGTCTTGGTCTCGACGGCGGTAGAACCAAACGGCTTCTGAGCGCCTTCAGCAACGAATGCCGCGCCGTTGACGTTCTCGGCTTCCTTTTCCTGGACGTATTCAAAAGCGTTCGTGGTAATCGGGAGCGTCGGGAAGAGACCTTCAATCGTGAGCGGACGGAAAGCACCAGCGAGGATGCCCGGACGACGGTACGCCTGAACGATGCCACCTGTCGGCGTCGTGATCGGATTGACCGCTTCCTTCTTGTCAAACGTTTCAACGAGTTCGACACGAGCCTTCTGGGCAGAGCCGTCGCGGAAGGCCTTGAAGCCGTCGGCATCGACGACGTTGTCGCCAGCCGTCTTAACTTCGGCTTCCTGCTTGGCAGCCACACCCTTCTGCTGAAGTTCCATCAGCTGACGAGAAAGCTTCGTCTGCTCTTCACCGAGGCGCTTCAGCTCAGCAGCGTTCGACTTGCTGGTCTCGTCCATCTTGCCTTCGACACGGTCGAGGGCTTCCATCACTTGCTTGATTTCATCAGCCATAGTTTCACCTTTCATTTAGGAGAGAGAAAGCTCAAGCTTCTTGACTCGCTCGAGCAGTTGAGTTGCCATCTTTTCCTCTTCCTCAGACTCCCTCTGAGAAGCGAAAAGCTTCTTGGCTTTTGCGACGATGGACGTCGCGGTCGACTTAGAGAACCCGCCTGCCTCCCGCAGGAAGTTTTCAAAGTCACGAATGGTTTGAAGTTCGTCGATCTCTTCGGAGCGGATTTCGGAGACGCGAGCGTCGCCGTCCGCCGGGAAGTTCACGATGGAGATCTCATAGAGCTTGGAGACCGACTTGATGATGCGACCGCCGTCCTTCTTGCGCTCGTAGTCGCCTTCGGAAAGACGGAAGCCGATCGATAGCCCGTCAACAGTCCCGTGCTTCATGGCGGCCAGAATGGCGTCAGACTGAGGATTGCCTGGCGTCAGTTCCCCTTCAACCAACAGCCCCTTCTCGTCCTCAACCGCAGAGAGCCACTTACCTACCGGAAGCCCCCAGTCATGAGCGAAAAACATCTTCGGCATGCCGTTGTCGGCCAAGGTCTTCAGATATGCTCCCGGCAAAATCGTGTCGCCGTAACTGTCATTCCCGTTAAACGTCGAGGCATACCCCCTGAACTTACGGGTGTTGCCTTCGAATCTAAGCTCCACGCTTTCAAGTGGAAGACTTTTGAAAATCGTCATCATTGCCTCACTGGTGTTCCGTCTTTTGGAGAAGATCCGACGCGAGTCGCCTCACCCAACTTGTCAAGCGGGACCAGGTTCGATTGTGCTGTGAGCGCGTCACCTCCCTCCACGGGTGGGAGGTTCTCGAGACGGCGGATCTCGTTGCGGCTCATCGCACCGTTCTGTGCCATGGTTGAGTAGAACTGCGCTCGCTCCTGCGGCGTCGTGCGCAGGAAGCCGTCGAGTTTGAACTCGATCGTCATATCAACATCGGTGATGGGAATCAGGCGTCGGCTCAGCGCCTGCTCGAGCTGTTTGCAGAGCGGTCCGATCGTGAACTTGTGGAAACCCTCAACGATCTGGGCGATGCCGCTGCCCCAAGTGGTCTGCGCATTCGAGCCGACCAAGACGCCCGGCACCCCGAACCACCGGCAAATCTCTTCGACGCTGAATTGCCGCGTCTGGAGAAGCTGTGCATCCGCAGGCGTCAGACTCAGCTGTTGATACTTCAAACCACGGTCAACAACGTACAGGCCTGCGCCGCCGCTTCGGGACATGCCCTTGAAGCGTTCAAAGACCGCCTTCAATTGCTCGTCATTCAAAGCCGAGTCAGTCTGCAAAACGCCCGACGGCTTCGAGTAAGAGCCGTAAAGCCGCGAGGCATTGTCCTGTGCGCTGATCGCTTCATCAGCCGTCGCTCGCATGTACTCAAGCTTGCTGAGACCAATGTAGCCGTTGCCGAGGCCCTTCCAGTGAATCATGTTCTCGGGTGCAATGACCGAGACCACGCCATCTTGGTAGTACGTGTAGACCTCGCCGCCGGATGTGATGGAGACCTCCATCTGGTCAGGCGAAAGAGGCACAAGCGCAATCAGATCGCCTTCGCTGTCGCGAATGATCTGAGCGTAGGCGTTGCCTCTCAGCATCCTGTTCACGACCATCGCCGAAAGGAATTCGGACGGAGTCATCCAGGCATTCGGACGCTCATGAAGAAGCATCCACAGGCGGCCTTTATCAGGCGTTCGCCCGCCTGCTTCCGTGTCTTTGTACACATAGAGCGGCAGTGTGCTGATCGTCTGCGCCAGCAGCTCGACGCATGCAAAAACCGCGCTGATTTGAAGCGCGGCATCAGGGGTAACAGTCTTGGTTTGATCAAGGATCGGCTCGATGGGCAGCGGAACTTGCTGACCCGTGGCCGTGCCGAGAGGTCCTCCCCAATTTGCCACCCAATTAACTAATCGTTTAACAAACATGTGTGTTACCACTCAAAAAAGCATGGCGCTTTCGACTCCGCGATATCTGCAAAAGGATTCACCTCGCCTTCACCGCTGGTCGCAATGCCGAGCGCCATGATGAGCGCGACAACGCCGTCGATCTTGCTTTCGTAGCGCTCCTTGCGCGGAAAGATGTTGTCCTTCGCATCGAGCTTGGCCACGACGTTTCCCATCATCCATCGGAGAACGGGATTCCCGTCATGGTTCACGCGCTTGTCCTGGACCAGCGCCTCGAGCGACTTCATCGGATCCGAAAAGTTCTGGACCGTGTTCCGATACTCGACCATAGGAGCACCGTCGTTCCCGAGGTTAGTAGCGAGCTGCAGCGCGTTCCACGGGTCATAGGCGATGCCCTTCACATCAAAGCGTGACAAGTCGTCACGGATATCCTCTTCGATGCGGGCGAGGTCCGTCATCGCACCGCCGGATTGCGTGATCCAGCCTTCCTCGACCCAACCTCGATACTGAGAGTTGGTCGACTTCTCGACGGCGGCCTCAGGCAAATAAAAGTCGGCGAAGACAACGAAGGACTTGCCGACCGGAAAGAGAAGCACCTTGGCCGTGACGTCGTTCTTTGCTCCGACGTCCAAGCCGATGTAGCAGGGCTGACCTTCGAAGTCGCTTCGATCGACATTGATCTCGCCCGCTTTCCAGGCCTGCATGTCCATCCAGGCCGACGAAGCGGAGCACCAGATATTCAGGTGCTTGGTCTTGAAGTTGTTGACAGCGCTCGGAAGCGCGATCGCCTTCTTCATCAGGGAGGTGATGATTTCAGGACGTACGGAAATGCCCCAGTTCGGGTTCGCCTTCTCCAAAGCTTCGACAGTCGTCCAATCGTCGCCTTCATCCAGACCGTAGATGATCCCGAACTGCTTCTCGAGCACCTTCGTGACCATCGTTCGAACTTCGTAGCAGATGCCCGACGTATCGAACCCCGCCGTCGTAATGACGAACATCAGCGAGTTCTTGCGCTTGCCGGTCGACGTTTCGACCACGTCGTAGACGGCTCGCGTCTTGTGGGCGTGCAGCTCATCGATGATGGCCAAGTGAGTATTCAAGCCGTCAAGGGTCGAGCCTTCTGCGGACTTCGCCTGAAAGGTCGAATTGCTGGTCGGCACGTAGAGCGCGTTCGCCAGCACCTGAAGCCCGAACTTGTTCCGTAGCGGCGCATTCCGCTCAGCCATCACCTTCGCGTCACCGAAGACGATCTTCGCTTGGTCTCGCGTGGTGGCGAAGCTGTAGACCTCGGCACCGCCCTCTCGATCAGCCAATAGGCAATAGAGGCCAATCCCAGAGCACAAAGTAGACTTGCCGTTTCCGCGACTCACTTCAACATAGGCTCGTCGACGCAACCAGCCGAACACCGTCGTCAGAATGAAAACCTGCCAAGGCTCAAGATGGATGCGAGTGCCGGCAAGCTCGCCCTTCGTGTGGGTGAGAAGCTCGATGAACTTACAGACTCGATTGGCCTCGTTTTCGTCGAAGACATATGGGGATCTGCTGCCTGCATAGGTCTTCAAGTCAGCCAGCTGCCGATCAGCGGCCAGCTTTACCCACTTGCAGGCAGGAATCTTCCCGCCAAGAACGTCGGCGGCGTACTGCCTGGCGATCCCGCAATAGTCTCTAGAAGCCATCGTATTCGTCCTGCTCCTCTTCCTTTGTATCAACCTTCACACGCGCGCGCGAGGCAGGCGTGAATCCGAGCTCTTTTTCACAGGCTGCGAGCACCTGCTGAATTTTCACGAGTGCATTGAAGAGCGGATTCAGCTGCACACCCGTCTCATTCGTCAGAACCATGTCTTCGTGATCCAGCTGTTTCGCGATCTTGCGATACGTCGCGTAGTTTCTCGCCCAGCGCTCAAGCACCGTCGCGTCAAGCGCAGTCAGCACACCTCTTGGGGCGCAAGTGATTGCGAGTTGCCACGCTTCACGCGCATCTTTCGTCAGGCCGACAGGCGGCGTAGTAGTCAAAGTCGCGTCTGTGACTGCGATTTGCCGAGCGCGTCGACACGGCTGAAGCGTGCCTGTCGCGGCTTTCTCAGCATCAGACTTTGAAGGGCGAGGCATCAAAAACTCCACGAAATGCACGCGTAAAAATTGAGCTGGGGGCGCGGTCTAGATCCATTGGGGCGGCGACTTTTGACCCGCCCCTACCCTTCACGCGTATCATGAACAGCAAAGCAACCTCAAAAGGAGATCGGCATGGGATTTCTATCAGCCATTTTCAAAGTCTTCTTTCCATCTGGCAGCAGATCAACGAAGCCCGAAAAGAGCGAGCGTGACTACGATCTAGAAGAATGGGAAAGAAACAAGAAGTTATTGACGAAAGCGATGACAGAAACGCTTGAACTCACCAGCTTCTCTTACGACACCAAATCCAAGTTTCTCAAACAGATCGACACCTATTTGAGCAAGCAAGAAAGCAACGAGAAGTGCACGTTGTTCGATCTCCTTTACCCAATCGTCAAAGACACTGACTGGACTTGGCAAGAGTGGGAATACTGGGCACCGATTTGTTTGTCCAAGCGCATCGCCACTCGCGGCATGCATAAAACGTGCAGGCCTTGGGCAGACGTACTGGACATCGAAGCCGAACGTGCCAAATACACCGTAAACGGATTTGTTGAACGCCACACGATCAAAGATATTCAAGCCAGACTGTCTGCAATCAAGGAAGACGTTCCCGCCTTCAAGAGAAAGAATCAGCTTTCTGAATATCTAGAGAGCAACGAACCCTTGTTCACTCAAATCCTCGATGACGAGATCAAGGAGAAGTGGAACAAGAAGCGTCACAACAACGGCCACACAAAAGAAGCAGAGTTTCAGCTCTTGTGCGAAACAATCGCAGACCGCTACTACGATCTGTCAGAGATTGCTGACGCCAGAGAATGCGGCCCCTGCAAGTTCGAGATAACGTTCGATGACGAGCCAGAAGACGAAGCCTTGTACAAGCTTGGAAAGAAGAAGGATGCACCTTGGAAGGGCAAATATCTTCCAAACGTTCCCGGCTTAAGTTTTATGCGAGAGGACGTCTAAAAGGAATTTCCAAAGCCGCCGTCTTCGCGAGCAGTCTTCTTGGAGTGACACTCGTGACACAGCGGCTGAAGGTTTGACTCATCCCACATGAGCACTGGATTGCCCTTGTGCGGCCTGATGTGGTCGACGTCGGTCGCCAACTTGATAATCCCGCGCTTCTCACACTCAACACAGAGCGGATGCGCAGCAAGGATCCGAGCTCGAAGACGCTGCCATTTATAGCCATAACCGCGAGCGGACGACGATCCCTTTCTCTCGGCTCGGCGCCTCTCCCGATCAGCCGCGAACTTCGCGTCACGAGCCTCGCCTGCGGCCTTGTGAGCTTCGCAATACTTGGCACCAAGCGGGACCGGCTTGCGGCAGCCTGGATACTTGCAGAGAGTCAAGATCGGCATCCTTCACCTGAATAAAAGGTTCATCTCGGAAGGCCGCGTAGCACGGACTTCCGAGATGAACCAAGAAAAAGCGGCTTATTGAACCTGCTGAACAGGCTTTCCGTCAGAGCCGACAGGTACGTAAACGACCTGCGGTTGCTGAGCTTGTGCCGGCTGCTTCGGTTCGTCGTCCTTTGTCACTGCGTCGTAAATGGCATTGCCAGCCATAGAGCCTGCGGCGGCCCCCATGACAGACGACCAGAAGCCGCCACCACTGGAGGCAGGGTCCTGATTCACAGTCTGGTTGACAACGGTCGTATTTTTCTTCACGACGGTCGTGCTCTTAGGTGCATAGGTTCTGGCCGGAGCAGGACGGGAGAAAGATCGACCGCCGCTAAAGCCTCGACCACCTCGTGCATCAGCGGCAGTGGAGACAAAGAAAGCGGCCAGTACAGCCGCCAAGAGAATCTTTTTCATTTTTTTACGGATAACAAAAAACCCGCTTGCTTTCGCTTGCGGGTTCGTTTCTTCTAGGCATGCCGAAGCTCCCTTTCGGGAGCTGCGGAGTCAAACCGTGAGCCAACTGCTCGTCAATATTTTTTATTTTACCACTGTTTCGCTGAGAGTTTCAACGATAGAGAAGAGCTGAGATACCGCGCGTTCTTTATGCTTCTGAAAAGTTTTATGCCCAAAAGAAAGCTTGTGCTCAATGGTGTTCGGTGACACAAAGCAACAGTAGTGAAGGCGCAAAACGTCCCTGTTTACAGAGGTCATGCGCTCGTCTCGGTAAGCCGCATCCAGTAAGTCTGCATCAGCCAGGTCAATTCCTTTTGCTTCAGGCATCGGGCGCATCACTGGAAGCTGTTCATCCTCTTCCGGCTGTCGGTCGTAGTAGTAGCGAAGTGACTCGCAGAAAACCTGCGTTGCGCCCTTCTTTGCTCGAGGACATTCGCGGTTTGCTCGCGCCCAGTTGCGAAGTCGCTGTTCTTGCTCTTTCGTGATCATCAAAACTCCTCAATGCGCCAACCGCCACCGTCCTTCTTTGCTTGCTTGTAGACAGCCTTGAAAACGAACGGGAACTTTTCGGCTGCCACCTTGATCTTCGCTTTTGCGTCGTCTTGCCAGTAGCCCTTGACTTCGTGCATCTCCATAACGCCGTCGGCTCGTAGAACCGCGAAATCCGGCGTATAGCGGCACCCGTCAGCGAGCTTCAAGGTGATGCCTTCAAACTGGTACCAGACGATCTCCTGCGCGTTTCTGGCGGCTTCTAGCGCGGTCGCATAAGCCGCTTCGCTTTTGTTCATTTGACCCGACTTGAGGCGTCCAAGTGCGAGGACTCTGCGATTCATACCTTCATCCTCTCAGCGTCTGAGCGGTCCATAAGGCGAAGCATCGAATCGGCTTGCTTGCGGACGGATTTGAGGACCTCACGCACACGCTTGCGAGCATCTGTGCGTTCCCAGTTGTGTCGTCCCTTTTGTTGATTGGCTTCGATGCAGATTTGCGTTTCTGCATAGTCAATCGACGAGAGAAGGTGCTTGATCTTGTTTTCTTCAGCAGGTGTGAAAAGATTCATGTCGCGTCCTCAGATATGTCCGTCATGAAAGGTGTCACCCGGCTCGATGCGCCAGCTCTTGACGCAAATGACGTTGAGCTTGGTTTTGTAGAGCGGGATGTAAATCGTGCCCTTGTCGTCTCGGTAGCCGTAGACGCGGAAGTTGTGGACGGGCTTGTCCTTCCAAGATCGGAGGATGAACAAGCATCGTTGGCCAATAGCGGGCAGGTTTTCTTTTCCCTCCAGCTCAACCGGCTGAAAATCTTCATCTTTGAGTTCACTCATTGTTTCCTCCTGTTTTGTTTTGAGATCCCCCGTGAGATGATTGAGGCGTGTTCCCCAACACTGTCCATCAACCACCCCCACGGAGAAGCCGTCATGTTCAACATCTCGACAGCGCGTCTAGATCCCCTGTCTCTGGATGCGTCCTACGACGCCGTAGTGCTTGTTTCGTGCTGCGTCTCGGCTCGATGCCTTGAAGACCTCGAGGACGAAAGCACGGTCCTCTCCTGCGCGAATTCTCTTGACTCTGGTCGTGGTGCCGACCGTCTCGACTTGAATGCGATCCCCAGTGACCTCATCCCAGAGCTCTGTAGCCTGCCGATTCCTCGTGTCGATGTCTGAGTAGACGGGGTAGCGGTCGCAGAGTTGGAAGAAGGTGAAGTCCGTGGGCTTTTTGTTGGGTTGATTCATCAGAAGATGTCCTCGGCTTTGTTATTGGCCACTTCGATTCGACGGGATCGGCCCGTGAAGGTGAGCGGGTAGACACTGGCCTTGATGCGGCTCATGACGCGCGGCGTAAGGAGCGCCTTGAGTTCGTCGCGGTCAAGGTTGCTGATGAGGATCGTGGGGCGGCCGTTCTTGATGCGACCATCGATGATCTGGAAGAGGCGCTTTTTCTCATACTCGCTGCCGGACTGGACACCGATCTCGTCGAGGACGAGACAGGTCACCATGGTGAGCTTGGCCATCATCTTCGGAAGGTCGATCACGTTCACGCGGTCGGAGAGGCGGTCAAAGAGATCGGGGATCGTGATGTAGAAGCCGGTCATACCGTCGGCCTGCAGGCGCTTGAGGATCGAGTAAGCCAGATGCGTCTTGCCGGAGCCGTAGTTACCCTGAAAGAAAAGCCCAATAGAGTTGAGCGTCTGCCAGTCGTGCTGTTGAGCTTCATGAGCCTTTTCACGCTCGAGCTCACGCTCCATGAAGCGCTCTGCGAAGCGTCGGCAGACGGCGATGTTTTTGCGTTCCTCGTCGCTTTCGGGGAAATAGGTGTCGAAAGACGCGAACTCATAGTCGAGCGGGATAGGCGTCGAGAACGTCTGGCGAAGCTCCTTGGCTCGAGTGTCGTTCTCGGACTTCAGGCGGTTGATGAGCTGGGTATGCTCGAGCTCGAGGGCTCGGCACTTCGGGCAGTACGGAGCCTTCCAGGATCCATCCGGCAGGCGATAGGTCTCATAGACCATGTCACCGTGAATGGGGCAAGTAAACGTTTCGGTTTTCGATGCCGGGATGGCTTGCGAAAGTTCAGAAATCTGCTGCATGTTCAAAGTCCGTATCTGCGGTCTTCCTGCCGCTTTTCGCGGAGGACGAATTTGGTTTGAGATTTGGGTTGATCGGAAAACTGCCCTCGGTCACGGAGGACCCATTCGGCCTCAAAGCCCTTCCAGCCTTTTTCGAGCTGATAGACCATTGCCTCCTCAACCGTCATGCCTGCCTTTTGGGCTTCACGGTCAATCGCGTCGACCATGCGCTGTGAGCAGGACTTGCAAAGCTTTCGCTTGAGGGCTTGCCATTCATCCCAGACCCCGTCCGAGACGCCTTCCGGCTTGACAAGCTTCGGTGCGGGACGACGCGCGGGCTTTGACCGCGCTTCCTCTTTTTCTGGTTTCTGGTTACTGGTTATTGGTTCTTGGTTATTGGTTATTGGTTCTTGGTTAGGTACCCCAGTGGCTAGCGACTGGGCTGACACTGGGTTGCCACTGGGTTCAAACTGTTCGTCTTCAACGGTTTCGGAAGTCCTCTTCGAGCGGCTTCTGGCGTTCCGGCGGTTCTTTTCGACCGTTGCGGCATAGTCGGCGAGCAGTTTTTCGCACCCTGCGTGGTAGTAGAAGCCGTCTTTTTCCTCAAAACAGAGGGTCAAAACCGACTTCACGGCACCGTCGCTAGCCAGTCGCTCGATTGCCGCGACCCACTGGGTAGCCAGTGGCTTGCCAGTGGATAGATAGCGGTCGAGCAAGTCGACGTAGATGCCCTTCTGCTCAAAGGTCATGTACTTCGTCTCAATGGCAAAGTCGCCGATGTTGTGCGGGTAGTAGTTCATAGGACCTCCGACAGTCGGATCAGAAGTCGCGCGCGGTCTTCTCGCGCATGATGGGAAGGTGGGAGAAGCGCTCGCGCAGGTACATGAAGTAGCCGCGAGAGATGCCGTCCACTTTCCACTCACTGGCGCTTGACGGCGTGACGCCGCAGATACGAGCGACAGCGCTGGTGCCGCCCAGCTCGTCGATGACGCGGGCGCTGAAGGCAGGATCGAGCCTTCTCGGCTTTTTGAGCTTGTTCTCTTGCATATCAGTTCGGGAAGGTGAAATGATGTTACGGAGCTAGTATACGGTATTCCGTAATTGACAGGCAACACACCCTCAACTATGTTTAAGGTATGCCGAAACCTAGACACGGAGAAAGACTATGAGCACGCTCTCGACACGATTGGCGGAAGCTCTTGAGGCCGCCCAGTTGACTGCCCCTTACAAGAACAAGGCTGGCCTCGCAAAGCACTGCGGTCTGAGTCCGTCATCCATGACGGACTGGTTCTCGGGAAAGACGAAGGCAATCAACTACAAGCACGCCCTACGCGCAGCCGAGTACCTCGGCGTCAATGCGTCCTGGCTCGCTGAAGGCATCGGCGCCATGCGCTCGACCTCGGTACAGGTCTATGAGGACACAGGCGAAGGCGCGACGCTCCCAGACCCTAACTACATCGTGATCCCTCAGTACCATGTGCAAGCATCTGCTGGCCCCGGCAACGAAAACCCCGTCTTTGAAGAAGTTGACGGCAAGGAATGCGGCTTCATCAAGCCCCGCTCGTGGTTTCAGCTTCACCAGATCAACCCCGAGAACTGCAAGACCTTCGAGGTCCACGGCGACAGCATGGAACCCTACCTGTGGGACGGCGACAAGATCCTTGTGGACTGCACGCCGACCGACATCATCAGCGGCAAGGTCTACGTATTCATGATTCACGGCAAGATGAGGGTCAAGGTCCTGCGCTCCCTCATCAATGGACTGCTCATCCAGTCGCTCAATCCGGAGGTGCCCGACGAGACGATTTCCGGCGCCGACATGCAGACATTCCACCTCATCGGCCGCGTCCGCGACCGCTCCGGCGGTAGCTGGCTCTAACGCCCATACCACCTTCCACCGTCCTATAGCCCGCCTTGCGCGGGCTTTTTTACGTTTCTTTGATTTCGGTTAAGTGCATTGCGGGATACCGAAACTTTTGCTTGCAGGCGCATTACGGTTTGCCGTAATATAAGGACTACGGAAAACACAAACGGTTTTCCGATTTTCTGCAAGAGAACACCATGACCTTCGACGACTTCCGCGCCTGCATCGACGCCCGCATCTCCAGCGCATACGGCCCCGATGAGGCGGATCTCTACCTCATCACCGAAGAGCTTCAGAAGCTCGACATCAAGGACGTGCGAGAGCTCATCCGCGACATCGCCAAGCGCAGCCCCTTCGCGGCCGCGTGCCTTCTCGACGATCTGGCGGACTTCTTCGTCATCACGTCTCGCTCCTTCACGTCGTCCAACGACGATGTCTTCGCGAGCGACATGAAGGTCGAGACGGACTCCATGGAGTACTCGATCGCGATCCAACTCTACCGCCTCATCCGTCAGGAGCAGGCATGAAGGCCGCCGAGTTCGATCAAGTGCTGGCCATCCGCCTTCACCGCCTCGGCCGCGACGCATGCCTAGTCCACGACGTGCTGGTCGCCGCAATGGCGGACTTCACGGCCGCACAGGAGCTCACGTTCTACATGCTCACGACGCCCTCGGTAAGGGCACAAAGGACGGTCACTCAGAAGTACCTGCAAGTCGCCCGCAACGTCAACAACATCCTCCAGTCTCTCTAGGAGTCAATCATGTCCAAGCTCACCAACTTCTTCCTCGCTTCGACGCCCAGCGCCGACCCGCGCACGCTCACGGATGAAGACACGATCGAGTTCGGCGTCAACCTGTTCTTCGGCGTGATGCTCGCCACCCCGGCCATTGCCGCCCTTCTCATCTTCGTGATCCTCTGAGGTTTGCCATGCGTTTCGGTGACGAATTCAAGTTCTCCAAGCCCGTCCGCTGCAGCCACTCGATTCCGGACGAACCGCCTGAATGCAACGGCGGCGACACGCTCCCTGACGGTTGCACGATCGACCTCGAGCTCGGCCTCGGCTTTGAGCCGGACGGCACGCCCTTCGAGATCACCAAAGAGGTCTTTGACGACTACAGGCTCGATCTCTTCTACGCCAAGGACCCCAAGCTCGTCGAGGACATGCTCTACGACATCGAGACTTACGGGCACGTCGACTATCGCGAGTCGGACTTCAAGCACCGCCGCTGAGGCAAGGCCGAGAAGGCCTGCTCAAGCGCCCTCCCCTTCCTTTTTTCCTGAATACAGAGTCATCGACTTAGGGAGAGGGCGCTTGAGCAGGCTTTCACATGAAAGGAGCTCACATGAGCTACGCAGATCCCTACCAGATCATCGATCACATCCCGAAGGACTTTGAAATGAAAGTAAGACAGAGAAATCGCGGGCGGCCGCTGCCGAAGCCCGTGAAGCCGGAGGCACCCGCACCGGCCCGCAAGTCGACCGTATGGACGGTTGTGGCCTTCCTGGGCGCACTGGCGATCATCGCCGGCGCTCTCATCACCGGAGCTTGGAATGACGCTCACTGACTATGCACGCCACATCGTCGACCGCATCGCCGAAGGATCGGACCGCGACATGCTAGTGCGCTACTACGTGGTCTCGGACACGCGAGGCGTGCTCGCAGCATACCTCGACAACCCCGGCTCGAGCGGCGCTCTCATCGAATGTCTGATCGACATGACCCGGGTCGACAGCTTTGACAACGTCTGCGCCGCGACCAAGCGCCTTCGCGAAGAGCTCCAGAGGGCGATTGGCGACGCGGAGCAAATGATCTCGTATCGCGTCGACTGCCTTCTCCACCCCGAAGCCGGCTTTGAATGCCCTGAGGAGTAACCCATGAGCTACACCTGCTTGATCCTTGGCGAGAGCGGAAGCGGCAAGACCTGCTCGCTTCGCAACCTCGACCCTAAAAACACACTGCTGATTCAGCCCACGCGAAAGCCGCTGCCCTTCCCGGCTCGTGGCTGGGCAGAGATCAAAGGCAAGGGTGACGGTCACAACATCTTCGTCTCGAGCGATCCAGCAAAGATCATCTCGGTCATGAAGGCCAGCCCCTTCGACGTCATCGTGATCGACGACTGGCAGTACGTGCTCGCCAACATGTACATGGCCCGCCGCACTGAGCCGGGCTATCAGAAGTTCTCGGACATCGGCGGCGCGGGCTTCGACATCTGCAAGGCCGCCAGCGAGCTCGACGAGCACAAGCGCGTCTACATCCTCGCCCACACGCAGACGGACGACTTCGGCAGTACCCGCATCAAGACCCTCGGGAAGATGCTCGACGACAAGATCTGCGTCGAAGGCATGTTCACGATCGTCCTGCGCACCCACGTTGAGAACGGACGCTACAGCTTCCGCACTCAGACCGATGGGCGCGACACGGTCAAGAGCCCCATGGGCCTTTTCCCGGAAACACTGATCGACAACGACTTAGCAGCTGTCGATGCTCGCATCTGCGACTACTACGCAATCACCAACCAGGAGGAATCCAAATGATCACCATTTTCACCTGCGACCGAAAGGCCGCCGCCAAAGTCGCCGGCTTCACCGGCATCGATCGCACCGGCAAGTACGTCGGCATCATCACGCAGGCCGAGGTCGCCGACACGCCGTCCGGCGCGACCTACGTCGAGCTCGCCTTCAAGGCCTCTAGCTGGGTCGAGAAGACCGGCGACGTTATCGGTGCCGAGGAGAAGGGCGAAAAGCTCGCCTTCATCCGCATCTACGTCGCGGGCCGCGACGGCCGCAGGACCTTCGGCGCGGACATCATCGACGCGCTGCTCGTCGTCCTCGGCATTGAAAAGGCTCAGGCCGTCGAGGCGACTGTCTACAACATGGACGGCTCGAAGCGACAGGGCTATCGCATCAACGCGATCGAGAGCGACAACCGCAACCCAGTCCCGGTCGGTCTGCTCCTCCAGCGCGAGAATCGCGAGTATCAGGACCGCCAAGGCGAGTGGCGTCTGACCTACCAGATGAACATCGTGACCCCGTACGACCCGATCACTGGTCGATGCGCCAAGGAGATCCTCAGCAACTCCGATACCGCGACGATCGTTGACTCGAAGCTCAAGACGTTGAAGGACAAGGAGCCGAAGGCCACTGCCATCCAAAAGCCCGCCCCGGCCACGACGGCGTCGCCCGAAACAATCCTCGAGGACAACCCCTTCTAAGCCCCATCCAACTGCTCACTACTTCAGAGGCAATTTATGTCTTCAAGACCTAGGAACTACATAGCACCAGAACGGATCGAGATGTCATGCACCGAATGGGAGCGAATAAGTGTCGCAATCACCGACAACCTGCTTTCCGGATATGACGAATATGCCCCCCTGATCGAGGAGGTGGAAGAACTGATTTGCGGTCCAAACGAAACCAACCAGTGCTCCCTCGCGCTTTACCTTGAGTTGGGCCGTCTTCTATCGGATCTCATTGAGGCATACAGGCCGCATCTGGACGCGTGGAGCGACCACGACGGCGCGATGGACATCCCGATCCTGGATTACGCCGAAGAGTTCGCCTGCGTGTGCGAGGCAATGCAAATCTATCTTGGGAACGCCGATTACAACCGCTACCTTCTCTCCCTGCAAGAAGACGACATTTGTCGCCGGCATCACCGTAATTGAGGCAAATCATGAAACTCTACGAAATCAGCGACGCCATCCGCGCCGCACTCGACCACATCGAGATCGATGAAGAGACTGGGGAAATCCTCTCTGCCGACGCGCTCCATGCCGTCGAGGTCGAGGCCGCCGAGAAGATCGAGGCCACGGCGCTCTACCTTCGCGAGCTCGATGCCGAGG